GAGTGTCGTTTAAATCAGCTTCTTTTATTTTTCTGATTTGTGTTAAAGCATAACGTCTTTGAGTGTCATCTTTAACTTCTTCGAGTAATCTAAATTCCAAACTATTAATATCTGGGATTATATCATCTTTTGCTTTAGCGTTTTTAATACCACCAACAACAATTCTTAAGTATTCATCTTCGAAATAATTTGGATTAACAATATCTATTATAGCATTACCGAATTTTCTATCGGTAAGTATTTGTGCTATTAATCTAAGTTGATAATCCGCACCTAAATACCCTAAATTACTTCTGTCTATTTTTGCCATATATTTTCCTTTCTTTTAAAACTTTGTTATTATAAATATGCAAAAGTGTCGAATTAGTTCGACACTTTTGCATTATTTTTTACACTTAAATAATATCTTATTTCAGTGATAATTTCTTGGATAACTTCTCTAATATCAACATTGATTTTAGGGTTTAACGTAAAATATTCGTTAGGAAATTCAACTTTAAGGATTGATTGAGTATCAACTTTAACCTCAAATTGAAACAAATCACCTTTCTTTGGCGGTGTTTTATAAGAATCTTCATTTTGAGCATAATATGGTTTATAATTATCCCATAAATAATCAATTGATTTTCTTTTTAAGAAATTTGGTATAATACCATAATCTACACTTGCAACTGAATCAGCTAATTCTTTTAAGGTAGCTATTTTATCTAATTCTCTATTGATATTAGATTTATAATTTCTTGCACCATATTCATCTAATGGTGCTAACTTTTCATCAAAATCTCTAATTTTGAAATATCTCTGACAAATAATATTATCATTTACGAAGAATGAAAATTCAAATCTTTCCACTTCTACTCTTTTTTGCGTATCTACTGTTGTTTGTGACATATCTTTTTAATTTATTTTTATTTATTTTTTTCTTCTCTATCGATTAACTTTTTAAAAGGTATTAAATACTCTGGATATCGATATTCTCCTATTTCTTTATCTATTCCATGAATTTTCATCATTTCAAAGACCTTTTTAAATTCCCTATTTTCAGGTAGTAGAGAACCATTTTTAAGTAGTTCTAACGCTCTTATGCCGTCTTTGGTCATCATAGGTTTAGATAAATTAACCAATTGCTCATTGATTTGATATATCTTCTTACCTTGAACTCCATCTGTTACGCCATCTATGATATTTTGTAATACCTTAAGAGGTTTCTGTTTTTGTGCGATTCTTTCTTCTTGTTGTTTACTAGCTTGTTCTATAATTTCATTTAAAGTTACTTTTCTTTCTATCAACTCAGGAAAATGTGTTAGTAGTGTTTTTTCACCCAAACCTTTAATTCCTTTAATACTATCTGCTGTATCACCAATCATTGATTTAATCAACATTGAATTTTCTTGGTTATGGTGAAAGTACGAAGAATAATTGGTTTTACCAACATAATTTTTAAAATTTAAAAAAAATATTCTTACGTCTTCATTTATTAATTGAGCCATATCACTATCATTTGTACAGATAGTTATCTTTTCATTTTTGTTTTTGGTAAGACAATAATATGCTATAAAGTCATCACCTTCGATAACTTCATCTTTTAATTGTCTGATACATAATTCATTTAGATAATCCCAAACGATTCTGCGTTGTTTTAATTCTGATTCGTCAATTGGCTGAGTGCCGTTAATGTAGTCTTTACCACGAGCACTTTTGTATGGCTCATATATTTCGTATCTTAATTTGCCACTGAAATTACCATCCCAGAATACATATACTCTGTGATACATTTCTTGTTCTAGCAACATACGAAGTGTTGTAAGGAATTGATATACCCCACCTATGTGGGTACCATCTTTGTTGTATAATCCTTTAGCACCAGAAAAGCCCCGTTTAAATAGGGCATTTCCGTCTACTAAAAGTGTGTTTTGAATTTCTTCTCTTATTTCACCATTTTTTGGTGGTCTTTTATTCATTTTAAACCTTTTAAAGGTTAATACTTGTTTTTGTTACTATACCTTAAAGTTCTCTAGTGTCACCACCTTCTATTTCTCCTTCTGTTTCTTTAAACGTTAATTCTGCATCATAACTAACATTTAAAGCATCGTGGATAAATTGTCTTTTTTCTTTCTTATAAACATCTAACTCAGTTGGGTTTATAAACCCATGAGGTGTTGATGCTATAACACCGTTTCTTTCAATACCAGTTACGTGATTTTTTTCACATCTAATTTTAGCCTCAGTACCAAATTGAAAGTCTTGTCCTAATGCAACAGCTGTTAATTTTTTTGTACCGTGTGTTAAAATACCACCTATATGAACAATAATTCTAGAATTAAAGAACATAAATTCTCCACCTTTGTGTTTAACAACAGTACCATTCATATTATCTAACCATATTTTTTGTACACAAATCATTGTGTTGGTATATAAACTGTCAAGGCTTCTGCTTGATGGTATTTTAAAATTAACAATCGCTTGAAAACAATTCATTGCACCAGCATTCCATTGTGCATTGCTTGAATTTGACGTTGCTGATTTATAACAATTAAGAGTACCAATTGAATCCCAAAGGAAACACATATCTCTTGATATCAGACCATTTTCTTGTTTTTGTAACATTTCACTAATAAATAATGAAACATCTTCAATAACTGGTTCACCCCTTGTTGGTTTTGTCGTCATTTTACTAGCTGAATGGTCATAATTTTTATACATATTGTATAAATCTTTACTCCTAACTAAAATAAAACCATCTGGTTTTTCAATAATTTCACCAGTTTCTTTATCAACAACTTCTTTGAATTTAACACCTATTTGTTTAGCATGTTCTTTATTCCAGTTACCCTCTGTTTCAATTACAATCGCTAAATCGCCAATTTTTTGACTTCCAGCAATTGCTTCATAAAACGCTGTTGATTTACCCGTATTTGAATACCCTCTTACTAAAGATAGATAACCACGTGGAAATCCAGGTAATTTTAATGCATCGTGCCATGCTTTTGATATTGGAACCCAAGATAATTCTTTATCTTTTGGTTCTGAATTTATATTTTCTGATTCTAAAAATGCGTCTAAATCAAATGATACTTTAGCTATTGCTGGTTTTTCACTTTCTTTTTTTGGTTTTACTGCCATTTAATTTTTAATTTTATTTCTCGTTATTTTAGAAAAAAAAAGAAGCAATTTCTCACTTCTTTTTTTATTATTTAGTACCATTTTTAGAATGGGAGGTCATCCTCTTCATCTTGTGTTGTGGTAGATACTGGATTTGTAACTGTTTCAGCTTGTGTTACGTTAGATTTAACGTTTTCAACAGCCATAGTTAATTCAGAATCTAATTTAGCATCAGTATTCTCTGATTCAACCATTAATTCTTTAGCTACGAAACATTTATTTTCTTTATCCCAGATAGGCGTATAACCTCTTACGATAATCGCTAAATAATCATAATTTCTTACTGAATAAACATCTTCCCAAGTTCTTTCATCAGCTAACCATTCAGCATATTTGGTTTCATCAGTAGTTAATACATCAGAATCTTGTGCAACGATAGAAGAAATAATTGGAATACCAGTTTGATTTCTATTAATCATAATAGTTAAATCACGACCTTCAGTTGGACTTGAAATGTTTTTGTTTTTCTTAAGACCAGCAACAACACCATGAATTAAATCGAAAGCACCTTTCTTAGTGTAATCGTTGTTAAATCTCCAAAACTTAACTCCTTCATCTTCGTTATTTCTATCGATAATTTTAGCAATATACATTTTTTTAGGATTGTATTTTTTCGCTAATTCTTTGTCACCAGCATCGCCAGTTGCAAGTAAAGCTTCACGAGCTTCACAGAAAGGACATGCAGTACCTTTTTCGTGTTGTAAACATGGGAATGTTTTCTTTTGTCCATCGACAATAGCCGTGTGGCCATAAAATTCAACTAACGGAGAACCACCTTTTGGGTTTGGTAAGATTCTGATTTCTTTAGTTTTAGATTGTTCATCTTTTTCTAAATCGTAAGTTGTAAAATAATTTTTTAAATCATACGTTTTAGCGGTTTCGCTTTTTTCGTACTTTGGTTTGTTGTTAGCTTCATACTGTGCCAACATTGCCGTTAAGGCATCTTGTTCATTACTCATTGTTTCTAAATTTATTTAATTAATTGTTATTTTTCTAAGTTATTTTTCTAAATTCTTTTTGATATACAAATATACTAAAAATTTTCAAAAAGTCAAGTGATTTATTCACTTATTTTTATTAATTGTGATTATTAAATCTTAATTTTTACAAAACTACAACTAATAATTACATTTAACAAGTTTTTATTTTTATTTTTTTAAATAAAATAAAAAACCCTTGATTATCAAGG